TGCACCAACACTAAGTCCATCTCTTAGACCATCTGAGGCTTCGACTAAAGCATCTGAGCCTGCAGTTGTGTTGGAAACCTTAAATGTTCCAGTGATACCGCCTGGGGTAACTTGAAACTCGATGGCCTTACCGATTGGGCGTTGGGCATCATGTTGTAATAAAAATTTGACTGGTTTAGGGTCGGGGTTGCTGATTGAGCCAACCTCAAAGATAACTGGGCCAGCAGATGTATTGCCAGTCTTGCCAAATGGGACAACAATTCCAGAAATCTGTCGGGTTGCTTCATTGGCTCCTGTTATGTGGGCTGCAAAAGTTAAATTAAGCGTCATTTACTGGTGCACTTCCTCTTGGTGCTAGATCTTCCATTGCTCGGGCTTCATCGATGTTGATAATGCCTGCTGTTAAAAGTTTTACGATTATATCTACTCGCTCAGTTGGATTACCTCGCAAGAAATCATCCATGCAGACCTCGACATACTGGCCTCTTGGAGTAATGTCATCCATGCTTAAACGGCTTTCAAATGAGTCAAGATATGGGCGTAGTGAGAAATCTAATAGTGACCGTCTTTCAGCTGAAACATTGCTGTAAGTGCTGGTTGCCGATTCGGCGTTAATGTACCATGCCGGGATGTTCATAACTCGGGCGATTTCGGATGCTGTGTAGGCTCGAGCCTCGGTTAGTTGCATTTGGGCTGAGTCAAGTCCAACAACCTCAAGATTGATTGGGCCCTCAACATAAGCGGTTGAGCGAGTACGGCGAGCAGACTTAAAGGCCGTAAGTAGTGCCTCTTTTTGGTCTGCTGGTAGGTTCATACCCTCATTGCGTAGCACCATTGCTGGAATTGGCTCCTGAGCCATGCGTAGGGCTGCTGCTTCAAGTTCAATGGCTGCGTTAATTGTTCGATTAGCCCGATTCAGGATGCCCTCATCTGGACCCCAGAAAGTAATGAGCGAGCCAATGCCTTTCATTGGTAACTCTTGTGAGTCCAATGTGTAGGAAAGAATTAGTTGCCCAGTCGAGTCTGTGCGAGTGGCGATGCGTAAAGGATCTATGCGGCGAGCCTGTGTAACTCGGCCATCCTCTGGACTGACTGCCAAAATTTGCCAGTATGCAACACCATAAAATAGTAAATCGTCTATAGTCCAAACAACCGTAGTACTTCGAGCGAGGCTTGGGTCTGGTTGCTTAATGACTGGGCGATTAGGAATTTCTGCCTCAGTAGCCTCGAGACATGTTTTTATTTCCAGTGAGGCAATGGTTCCTGCAATGATGTTACGAGCTCTGGATACTGCTGGTACCGTCATAGCGGCTCGTCTAGAAACTGGTTGCAAATACCCTAAGTCTGGGTTGTAGCCCAAATTCATAGGATTAACGGGATACATTTCCGCTACGGCAGCTGTGACTTCTAATTCGGGCATGACGAAAGCAGAGTTAGATAAACGCATAGCATTGAGTAACCCCACACAACCATAGTATCGAACAGATGCTTTAACTGAAAATTATTTATGTGTATTTGTAAGGGTTTGGGCGTTTTATTTAACTTGTAATGATGTTTTATCGATACTTATGTTGGCATCTTGTAAACAGTCACCATAAGACCCATGATCTTGTGTTGGGCAACCACTACGACAGACAGACACTATGCAGTCCTTAACCAGGCGACCATTGCTGCAGCACCTGAGTTAAATGTTGCAGATACTGTTGATGGAAACGCCCCACTACCGTTTACATAAGTGTAAGTGTTACCAGGGCTGAGCGAGGATGATGAAATTGCCCGTTGCTGACCGCCAACAGTCGAACTAGCAGCAGTGCCCAAAAATGTTGTTGAACCTGTAATGGGAGCAACGGCTAACCAATACCAACCTTGAGATAATGTTTGAGTAATTGTTGATGGCTGACCAGCACTCGATGTTGTAACAGATAATGTTCCGCCACTGGTTGCCTCAAATACTAAAGTGCTCGGTGCTCCGTTAGTGTCATTATAAACGCCTAATCGAACAGCAGTGGTACCAGAAACTGTGCCTGTTGTGCAACCAATCTGATTAAAAGTCTGTGATGTACCTACATAAAACGGGGTGAAGTAAATTGTGCCGTTTGTAAAACTTGCTGCAGTTGCTGTTGATTGTAATGCAGTTCGATAAATGGCATTAGATGCAAATGGGGCAAAAACATTGCTTGCACCTGTAGGTCCAGTAGGTCCAGTGGGACCTGTGGCTCCTTTACCTGCTAATAAATTCCAATATGCGGTATTAGTTACTGCTTTATTGGTTCCAGCTTGGATGCAGTAATAGGTAGAGCCATTGCCATCATTAACAATGTCCCCGATAGCGTAAGTATCAAATGAGTTCCATGTACCTAATGGCGTTGAAAATCCACCAACAAACCGAGTCCAATAAGTTGTTTGAGTTGCTGGATTTTTGTTAGATCCTGCAAGGATTGAAACATAGGAATAGCCGTTGTAATAAACAACATCGTAAGCAACATAACCTGTGCCACTGTTCCAATCACCTTTTTCTGCGTATCCCTGACCAGTAGCACCTGTGGCTCCAGTAGCTCCTGTCGGACCTGTCGGACCCGTTGCCCCAGTATCACCTTTGGCACCTGTCGCTCCAGTGGGTCCAGTAGGTCCAGTGGGTCCAGTAGGTCCAGTGGGACCTGTGGCTCCAGTCGCACCTGTTGCTCCAGTCGAGCCTGCTGGGCCTTGAATACCTGCAATCTGTTCAGTGATCAACACTGGCGTTTCAATAACCGATAGTGTTGTTGTGTTATCGACAACGGTTAATTTGTAGGTCATGCTGTAACCTGCCCATCGACAGTGAAACGGCCTTGCACAATTCGGATTACAGCTGCACCCGATGTAAGTTCGATGTCGTAGACATAATTGCCTTGGGGGATTGCCCCAGTCTGGGTTGCTGTCGCACTGATAACAATTTTGCCATCGTTAGCCCCAGCGAGAATGCCTGAACCTGTACTCAAGGTTAAGACTGCAGAGTCTGCTGTATTCACATACTGTCGGACCTGCATTTTGGCAGTGTAACCAGTCCAGTTAATGGGTGTGCCGTCATTTGTGGCAGTAAAAGTCTTATCAAAGCTCGCACCCTGATAACAAGTCATGTTGTAAGTACCGGGAGTAATCATAATCCAACCTTATACCACAGATATACCGACAGAGGCTTTAGGCGTTGCGGCGTTTCCTACAGCCATTACGAGAGCAATAGCCGCCCCAATGTCTTGGACTGCAGCCTGCCTAGCAATACGCCAACCGCCATCGCTCGATGGTCTGCGAGCACAAGCAATTAGATGCTGATGCATGATCTCTTGGTTGGGATGGATTAAATCGCCCTGATTCATGGCAGATAGGGTTAAATCACAGTATGTGGAAAAGGTTGTGGATGCCCAAGTTGTGGGAGCGACTGGGACTCCTACTTTAGCCAAATGCGGAGCGATGTGGCCAGCAGTTTTAGGGTCAAAGCTAAGTGACCGCACACTATAAGTACGAGCGAGATGTGCCAAATCAGCTGCAAGTTCTCGGTCATTTAGTCCTCCATCTTTTTGCCATCGAGTGAGGAACACTGCGAGTTTTTCTTTAACAACCTGAACAGTAACGAGGTAAGCCTCTGTGCGATTAAAGTTGAGGTCCAGTCCCATATAGGTTTCATGCCCCAATTCTAGGGTTAGATTGTTGTCTGCTCCGATAGCCCAGCGATCTAAATTCCATGGGCTCGAGATTGACTCTACCCATTGGCACAGCATCTCGGTTTTAATCGCATCATCAGTATCTCGAGCTGCGGCATCTTGTAAAGCCTCAAAACTTATGGTGTGTCCCATTGCTGGATTGGCTGCCTGCCATGCGGTTACATCATGGACCCCAGCATTATCTGGAGCACTCCACTCATACCAACCGAGCCTCGGGGATTCCATCTTTAGGGCTCGTTGCCTAAGCTCATTTAGGACAGTCGATGTTGCATCCCCAGCATTTGAGGTAACCCAAGTCTGCCCATTGGTTGCTCGAGTTAGTGGAGTTGCTGCAGTCCAGGCATCGCTTTTAATTTCCCGGAGTTCATCGACATACAACAGGTCAGCAGTAGCACCTCGAGGACCCTCAGATGTTGCAGCTCTAATCCCATACTTACGGATTCGCTTACATTTGGTGTTGCACTCTTTAGGGTAATGATGGCAATAGATCTCCAGTTCCTCTTGGCCGTTAGTCCGGGACACTCGCTTAATCCGTTTACGCATCCAGGGCAGACTTTCCGCCATGTCCACAACCTGCTTAAAAGTATCTAATGCTAATTGTCGATTCTGTGCCATCGCCACAATCGAGCCCTCACCAAATACAAAGAGCCCAGCTAAAATACGCATACGCATCATGTGGGTTTTGCCATTTTGACGGGCAACCAAAATGCCAGCAGTTGTGCGGATAAATTTCCCCGAGTCATCGATTGTGAGTGCATCATCCATTACATACTGTTGCCAGGGCAATAACGGTACGCCTAAATCACTTGCTAATGCTCCGACTACTGGTCCCAGACTTTGCCCGAGTGGTTTTGGGCTTGCTATTCGGGGTATTGATGAGCCGTAAATAGGTGTCTGCGTACTCTTTGCCATGATCTACCTCCTCGCCCATTGCTTTAGATGCATCTCTGGCTAGTGGAGTGAGTTTTAACTCTTTCATCAGAATTGTTAATCGACCAATCAACGCTGCAGCTTTATCGAGGTCTTGGCCCGAGTCAAAAATGACATCGATAACCTTTGCCAGTTTCATAGACAGACAGACTGCCCCCTGG